AGAGAGATATTGGAATGTTATCACTTCTAAGTCTGTTGTTGCAGATTGCAATAATTCTCCTTCAAACGTGTATAAAAAGAAAGAAGTCTCAGAGTAATCAGATGAATCTTCAGCCGAAACTGTACCGTTATTCAGACTACAGGTTGTTGCCGAGACATCGATTATTGTTGCGCAGTTACCCGATGATACTGGTACGTTGACAGTGAACTCTAAGTTGACAGGAACGGTAGAATCATTTACTCTGAAGGGGTATGTTGCTGCGGATAGATTATTAACTTGTGAGAACGTAAGTTTTGGCGAAAGTGGGTCAATGTAGTCGTAGTCATACGCTAAATAATCTATTGCCATAATACCCTCTATACTACCAGCATTACTTGGGTAATACCAAGTAACCGTATACGGTGGTGTTCCACCCGAGAAACCGGCCTCTATGGAACCTGAAGAATTGTTTTGACAATCACCAGTGACAAATAGTATGTAATTAAAATCAGCCACGTAAACAATTTATTGATATGTTTATTCCAACATTCAGTTGGAGTTTTGTCTGTAAGTTTTTTGGTATACAATCCATGTTTGTGACGTTCAGTGTGTTTCCATTCAAAAAGTAATTCAATCCGTACTGATATAAATTGTCCAAGTTATCCGCTAAACTATTTTTCCAAAGGCTGTTAGTCGGTACGTCATTTAATCCCTCCCCCTGATAGAAAGTGGATTTAATTATTTGTTCATTACCTAACTTCAGGTCGACAAACCATGTTGTTGAAAGTGTATTAGTTATACAATCATTAAGTGTTAGTCCTTCCTCAGTCAAATAATTCTGTAAGGCTTGTAGTAATACTCCTTGGAAATTAGATACAGTGGTATTTCCGTTCAACCAAGGAAAAACTTTGAATTCAACAAACTCAGTTGAACAGTCGTAGTTGAACATTGAACCTATAATATAACAGGCTTCAGCAGGTACGGGTATAAATTGACATCCTCTTTGTCTTCTGTAGACGAATTTCTGTTTTTGGAAAATAGAATTCTCGAATCTTGTACCTGAATTCCATATCGTTGTTGCTGGAATCATTTGTTCAACCAATTTTATCCAATATGGACCAAGACCATCAACATAATCTATTAATTTCTGATAAGTGTAGTTGTTGTTTGGTATACCAATTGTATTTTCTTGTTCAAGATACTTCCAAAATATTGATGATAGAGTTGGATACCCGCCAGTGTGACCATCAGTGATGTACATTCTATTTCTAACATTGATTGTATTTTGCCAGAAAGTTTGTGCGAACTCGAAGAAGGTTTTTTTCTTTGGTTGTGGGTTTATAAATGTCCAATCGACACCTCCTGGCGTAGGAAATGGAGTTGTCATTCCTGTCTCAGGTATTGGGTAATCATACAATCTTGATTGATTCCACACATCATATACTAACCCTTGTCCAGGATTTAGAAAAAGATCAACATTTTTTACGTTTAGCACCAATTTCTCTTTGTCGATGTAGTAAAATGCTTCATATCCACCTTCTGTTGATATTCTAAGGTCTTCATCATCTGTCAACCAAGATTTTTTGTTATCAATAGTTTTTCGAAGTTTGAACCCTTCAGTCATGTATGGAAAATCTCTGTATCTTTCCAAATAAATCTGTCCATAAGTAAATGGTTCAAGTTGGGTTTGAAATGTTGGATTCGTACCTGTGAATACATTTGTCTCTACAGGGATCTCAGGACTCCTATGTTGTGGTGTGGACTCATACCAACCAGCACCTACTTGGAAAAAATAGTCTTGTGTAGGAAGGGGCGCGTATGGAAAACCCTCTGTATCCATAGGAAAATCATCAAGTCCCAAATTCACTTGTTCAAAAATTGTTGTTGAGGTGAATGCACTGTAAGTTTCTCCTTGAAACTTGTAAGTCACCGTTGAGGATAATGTTGGCACATTATCTACATATGTACCTCCTGAAATCTTTGCATATTGAACTGCAAATTGATCAAGATTTATTCTTTGGTCGGCAACATATATGTTTTCATTAAATTCTATCAAAGCGTCAGGTGCTCCCACTAATCTTAACAGAAACTCAACGGATCTTCTTGTACCTTTTGATTTGAAAAGATATCCGGAATTTAAAATTAGATTTCTATAAAATTGATAGTTCAATTCTGTTGGTGTAAGAGCTCTTGCGTAACCTGGATAGACGGGCGCGTTGGTTTGTCCAAATACTGAGTCTAGAAAGTTTTCGTTGGTAATTGGTGATATATTAGGTTCCCACCCTAATGTCGCGGCCAAATTTTTTAGTAGTAGTGATGGTATGTCATTTTGGATCGTATAGTTAACCGAGGTCATGTTTGCCATGCCGTCAATAAACTTTTTAACTTCATCAAAACTTCTACCATATATCTGAAGAATTTTTTCAACCTTTCTATCCTTGGTATCGAACTCTTTGAAAGAATCTTGTATCAAGAAACGGGAAATCAGATTTGTTTTATATGAATCTAACTCCTCTGAAACGAAAAATAATTGTCTGAGATATTCATCAAATGAATTTGTTATAATGTCTAAATTCCATGTGCCTTGTAATGGCCAAGTGATTGATGTAAAATTATTATAAAACTGACCGTTTTCATCCTCGCTCGGAACTTGAAAAACCGCTGTATATGGTGGTTGAATATATCTATTTAACAGGAATTTTTCTACCTCATCAAAAGATTCAGCAAACACCTCATCAACTACTAAGTCGTTTGGTCTTATATGGTAATTAGTTGTATAAGTTGTGGCTGTCGTCCCGAATGGTGATCCTGAAACATAAAATACCAAAGTACCTGATGCTAAACTTACTGATGGTTCAAACGATAATACCTTGAAAATATCATAAGGATTATCTGTGTTACCTGAGTTTGCAATTGCAATACAATAATCCAAGTAAGTACTATTCAAATTCCTAAGTGGAGAGGTAACTATCTCTCGAGCAACAATATTTGTTGCTGCAGAAATAGAATAATCAATGGAAAATGGATTTGCTAGTCTATCAACATCAACTGAGAATATAGTCTCATCATTGACACCATCATATACAATATTATAGGCTGTCAATCCAGTAATTGATTGTTCATTCATGAACCTGACGTCCAATGCGGCGGGAAATTTATTAATTATTTTTGTCACCGATACTTGAAGTCTCTTGGATAACGATCCATACATTGAGAAATTCGAAACCTCAGTTAAATCTAAGTTTGGATAAACTCTGAATTCTTTAGCAAATATCAATCTGCTTTCATCCAAACTCTCTATCTCCAAATCTTCTAAGCTAATGGGTGAGGAAAATGCTCCAATGTTAAATTCTCTCGTAACTTTTTCAACAACACTTGTTGTGAACTCGAAGTTACCTTGCGTAAGCCCGCCACCTTCAACAGTTTGTAAACCTACAATGTTGTCAAAGGGAGTTGCAGAACCACTACCTGGCCTTGGTGGATAAAAATATTTTTCTCGTTGTGGCATTAACTAATAATCGTGTTGAAGTTTTTACTGAAATCTATATTATCACCCCTATTTTGTCTAACTTCATATAGAAGATCATTGAACTGGTCTCTGATTTCAAACAAGTTGTATTGTCTGTAGATATTATTGTTAAAGTCATAGATTGTGTAAATTCCATCATCCATAGATTTAGTCTGATTTCCGTAAAGCGCGATTGCTAGCGTTGACACGTCATATTCAACCATTTCAATATCAATTGTTACAGGATTGAAAAAGGTGTTTGTTAAAACGATGTCTTGATCGGGTTGTCCGATATATGGTGTTGCGTTTGGTTTGTTTGTTGGTGATGATGAAGGTGATAGGGTTAGGAACATTAAGTTTGCCGTACTATCAGTGTATCTGTATCTTATTGATTTTTGTTGGGTATTTACCTGATTTGTGACGACTGGCTCACAAAAGAAATTAGATGTAACAACTCTAAAGAAATTAGGTATTTTTGTACCATCACTATTCAGATATTCTATTCTAAATCCAACAAGACCTTGAGGAACAAATTTATTTCTATATTCCTGAGGTATCAAATTAAGGTCTAATACAAGTCCTTTTACGTTTGGTAATGCGCTTAGAACGCCACAATCCACAATTACAGTTCTTATTTGTGCAGGTCTAATCAAAAGTGTGTAAATCCCAAGAGCATTGAATTCTGTCGCTGGAAGGGTTAAGTTGTATAATCCACCCAAGATTTCTACAGGGGACCCTCCGATTTGTTGATTGCTGAAATAAGGACGTAATAGAGTTTTAGCATCGAGTTTTTTCAAAACGAAATTGTTTGTTACGTCTCTTGAGGGAGTATAATTCAAAATTATCTCCATGTCATCTGGTGAACAGTCAGCTGGTCTTATTGTCCCGTATGAAGCTATTGCCATTTCTTTGTTTTATTTTCTATAAATAGTTTATCTGTTTATTTGGTTTCAACGTTGAAAAACTTGTAACCATAATTGATTAAGTCTCCCAAGTTATCTACCTCTCCAAGTCTTTGTATTTGTTCGTAAGCGGAGTTCTTTCCCCTTTCTATGTAGATATTAGTAACAATCTCCGCATCTCCCACAGCCTTCTGTAATGCAGGATTCTTGAAAAAGAATTGTGCTGTTAGTTCATTTTCAGTGAATCCTGAACTTTGGACGAAGAATTTAGTTTCTCCATTGGCAAAGTCGTAGTAATCCACATTGTGTATTGTGTATGCTGTAAATAATGGGGACCTATTATTTATAACTCCGAATATACCTCCGTCTTTAATTACGGGTGCCCCAACGATAAATTTCTGAGGACCATATTGAGCAAGCTCTTGTATTCTCGAATTTGTTACACCCGAGACCGTATATGGTACAGTTGTAAACGTTGAAGATACTTGATCCTGTATGTTGTTTTCAGCATCACCTGAAAAAATGAAATTGTAACTTACAGGTGTAAAGGTCCAACTTCCTGTGTTTGATACAAAAAATGCGGTTCCGTTTGGATTGATAATTGTTGCTATTCTATATGGGGTAACTACTTCCTTTTTAACAATATTTGTACCCCAAGGATTATTTTGAGTCAAAGTAATTGTATAAGCACTCACAACCGTGGGGTATTGATGAGATATTGATGCGGGGGTGAGTTGATTGAAACTATTTGGGGATGATCCATCTCCCCAATCAATTGTATAGGTTGATAACTCAATAAACTTTTTGAACTCGTCTGATGTGTTGTAAACATTATAAATGTATGGGTTAGATGTCGTGGATGAAAAGATGAAATTTGTTACAACATCTTTTTGGTGCACAGCACCATCAAAAGGTGAGTAGTATCCACAATCTACAACATTTTCAGTTATAAGTATGGGTATTGTTAATCCAGTCAAAAGTGAAGATCCACCTGGTCCCGAACTAAGAACCTGTGTCATTGCTGAATAAACTCCCACAGGGCTGCCTGATACGTTGACCGTGAACAGATCTCCACTGATAACTTCGGGTGATATAATGTAATTGTAATCGGGCATTATGGATTTATGTATTCATACCATTTTATGGGTGTTAGGCCCCCAACCCTTTGAGGTTCTATGTTGAACGTATCAAATACTTGATAAGTTCTGTTAGCGTAATCTAAATCTACTCTGTAGTAGAAATACTCACTCTGTGAGAAATTAAATTTGTTACCTAAAATTGATGACTGTGGTCTATTCATCATTCTTACAAATTGACCGGTCTTTCCATCAAAAAACTTGGCAGACATAAAAAATCTTGATATATCTAAGAAAGTTCTTTTCTTCAACCAATAAATAAAGAACCCTTCTTTATCACCAACATAGTTTAATATGTATTTAGGTTTTCTGATTAAAACATCCGTTGTCTGCATCAGAGTATTCATTCTTTCACCTTGTTGTGTGGGTATAATAATTGTGATGTAGTTAGTTTGTTGAGTATCAATCGGACTATCATAAAGGTCTAACTTGAAAAATGAGTTTTTAAATGAGTTAGCATAGTAATATATTTCTTGTGTTGTAAAACCCTCGGCTCTGTAATCAATCTTCCAATTGTTTACGTTGGACAAACCAGCACCCTCGTAGAAATAGAATTCATAGTTTATTTCTGTGGATGTTTGATAATCAGCGTGAGCAAATCTGTTGACTTCAAAATCCTTGTCAGATCTGAGTAATTCTTCGATAACATTATCTTGGAAGGCAACAATATCTGCCTCAGTATCAAGATACTCCCAATCCAAATTTACGGGAATGTTGATACTATTGTTGGTAATACCCGATAACAATATTTGTTTACTCACACTCATCCACTATAGGTTTGACTACTTTATCTCCTGTGTTTATGCTAAACCCACTCAACGGTCCGAATTTGGGACCTTCGCTTATGACTCCTCCAAGATCATACCCTCCGTCCGGTATTAGTCTAAATTGAGATGCGTTGAATGGATAATGTGAAAAATTTAAAAAAGGATAATTAACTCCTCTGTCCGCCTCATCGATAAAACCATACTCATAAATGTCTCTCCACATAAACTGTTCATATGCGTTTGAATAAAAAGCCCAAAAAGGTATTTGATCAACGTTGTAGAGTTCCCCTGTTTCAATATAATTTGAAAATACTCTAATCACCATACCAATATGTGGTTGGTAATAATATCCGCTTGGATTTGTATTTGTGATTGGTTCACTTTTGAATACATCTTGGTTGTATTTAATCTTATGATAATATGGTGATATTATTCTCTCTGACTGAGTTACATCATTCCATTCACACCAATCTCCACAGATTGTGTCTCCCGATTTCAGATCCTTATTATAATAAAATTCCTCAGTTGATCCATTAGTTTTTGTATAAGAAGAATATCCGATGTTGGAATTTGACTTGAGGTTGTTACTGTCCCAATATAAATTGTTTCTTTCTGTTATGTTGAATTCCCAACCTTCTTTTAGTCCTGTTCCTTGTGTTGGCTTATTGAAATATCCAGTAAAACCTTTATTGATAATTGTGAGAAATATCTCATTTAGGGGTCTTTTCTGATTGTCCAAAATATTATCAATATTCAGGTCGTAGTTTGCAGTGAATGTGTATACGGTGGATGCGTTCTTTTGGGAAATTCTTGATATATTGTTTGGGGTTAACGAGGAAAATTCAAACTTCTTGTTTGCGGTAAATGGTACTTCCTCAAATCCAGTTTTTGTTACAACAATATCATTAACGTTTGTGATAATCTTGTGCATTTTTACATAATACGTGGACTTTGATTCACCTGAATTTGTTATATCAACAATCTTTTTGAAAGTTCCCTTTGCATTGTTTGCAAATGTCGTACCAGTATATCCAACATTTGTTAGATTGAATATGTAAGTTTCTGACCCAAATGTACCATCACCGAGTGTGTTAACTTGGAATAGATTATTTCCGTCATACTTTAAAGACAATTCTACATAATCTCCTATCTGTAAGTTGTGTTCACTAATACAAATAAATGAAATGTAATTTGTACCATCAAACTTCATATTTTTAACAACAAAAGGAATACCATCCCCTGATAGCCATTCAATTTCGTTAATTCCATCCGTCCAAAACATCTGTTTTGTATAATTGTTCTCTTGTGGTAAACTTAAGTAATAAGTCCAATTATAAGTGTAAGCACTTTTAGCAACATAACTGATATGTTGATCCTGTATGTTAGGTCTAAAAAATTCAAACTCATAATATTGAGGAAACCCTCTCCAAATACCATTCACTAAAGATTTCTGAGCATCAACATAGTATAGGTTGTATAGAAATGGAATGTATTCAGTTGTGCCAGTGTAGGAGTTTTCGTAAATCGGGCTGACCTTAAAAGTAGGTCTGAAAGTTGTTGAGGCTTGTCTTTCGTCATTGAACAAAACGGCGAGGTTAACAGAGGCAATCCGATCATATTCTGTTAGTTCGTTTTCTTTCGATTTAATTGAAACTTTGAGACTTTGATCTACAGTTGGTGCAGATTTGAATCTCAACCTACTTGGTACTATGGTTGTTGTTCCGTTCATTCTGTTGTAACGTATTTTTTAATAAATCTATTCATGGATGACTTTCCAACACCTAATCCGAAGTAGAAGTGATAAGGAAGACCAACAGTGAAATAAGTATTTAAATTTACAGGATCATAGCTCGGTGAATCGGATGTATTCTTATCACCCTCAAATTGATATGCTTCATTCAATGTGTTAGGCTGAAACAGGATATTACTTCTATTATAGATGTATCCTCTCATAAAGTCCGCCTTAGGGTTTTCACCCATAAAATAATTTGAGTTAATATCTGTACGATTAAATCTTTGGTAATAACTTTTTTGAATGGTATTTGTTTTCCATTCATTTTTCTCTGTTCCAAATATTGCATTACTATCTTTGGTGGTCCAACTGTAGTATGGTATCAGTTGGGAATTACTACCCAAATAATCGTAAACAGCATTGTTATAATTAACGTTATCATTTCTTATCAACCTTCTCGGAGATATTAAATCTCTAGTCTGTGTTTCTGAAGAAAAAAATATACCCATCACAGGTTCCTTAGATCTATCTTGACCAATATAGAATGGATTATTTACATTAGAACCCGACTGAGCGGTGTAAGCCTCAAAATTGAATTCTTGCACCCCTATCTCTGAATTAATTGAAATCATTTGTGCATAGTCACCGTCAATTTTAGATTTTGTTCTTGAGAAAAACGAATTCACGGATCCATCTCCTAGTCCAATAATATTTGCAAGCCAACTTGAATTGACTTGTCTCGATAATATGAATAATGTCAATATATCTTGAGGATTGTTGAATGAAGTTGTCGGTACCTTGTTCATGTTATACCCAAAGAAATCAGCGTTCAATGTAACTTCTTGAGTGAAGGCGTCTCTCGGTCCCATATCCATAATTGTGGTTGGAAAAAGTATTTCTTTGTCGTTTCTTCCACGTGATCCAGTCCTTTGTTTACCTACGAATGTTGTTCCATTGAACGGTGATGATCTGTAGTAGAAATTGTTTGTTTGATTATGTAATAGAACCACGTCATTACAATATTCATTATATGGTCCATTAGGATCTACAGGATCTTTAGGTGATTTGAAAAATCTCAAATTCCTAAATGGGAAATGGTATAACACTCCATTAACCCAGTTATTTAAAAAAGTATGTCCAAAAACACCTCTACATGCCGCAAAATTAACTCTAGTTCTAGCTTTGAACTCGGCAAGTTGTTTGAAGTCGTTTGGAAGTGAAAGTATAACTTTACTAACGAAGACATAACACCCACCTTTTATAACTGTTTTTTTATAGCATTTATCTGTTTTGGGGTAAATCCCAAAAGTTTCAGAATCCCCTGAATAACATTTGAGTGGTACTAACCCTTGACATGAAAAAGTTGATGCAAATTGGTCTTCATACTGACTTAGTTCTTCGGCCGCATCATTAATTAAGAATGAAGACCCTTCCGCATCATATGATTCTACTAAACCTTCGTCTGTTATAAAATAAAATGCAAAGTTTGTGTTTTGGTGTAAAAGGTAGGTATTGTTAAGATAACCAGATCTCGATGTCGATGTTGGTAGTCGATCAGTTCTCATCACAATTTTTTGTGTTCTTGCCTGAACATCCAATGTTGTTGCCGTTGAATATGCAGGTGAGAAATAAACAAATCTATCGTATCTAATTGAAGCTAAACCCTCTTCCAAACTACCTCCAACAGATGAAAAGAAATACGATCCACCCTCAACATACTCATCATTCCAGTAACCATTCATCTTTTTACCTTGCGACCACGGTTGGTTACTATAATAAGACCCGAAGATTCGATACCAAGGATCCCATGCGAATGCATCAGAAAGATAATTTGGCTGTCTGATTACAATTGGATAGCTCGACATTCCAAAAATGTTGACCGAAGTGTTCGATTTCACATATCCACCACCACTACCTGTGTTTATGTTAATGTGGGTTGGTGTCAAAATTGAATATGTATTTTGGGGTGATACTTGAAAACCGTTGTAACCAACTTTGGTTGAATCCAAAGAAGAATAGTTTGTGTGCATATTTGTCGTATAACCCGAGTAATTATTACCAGTATCAAATATGTAAGAATCAAAAAATATAGGATTGTCTTCATTGGATTGATATTGATCATGTCTTGGTAAGACCAATCCAGGTTGAATAGGTATATTCAACTTGTATTTTGATGTTACTAAAACAGATCCGTAGTTCTGACCGCATATTCTTGATATATCAACAGTTGTCGTCTGTCTTGTACTATTTGGATCAACTCCTCTCTGTAGTATTACAACTACTATTTCTTTATTATCAGGGATTGCAAAGAAAGGTCTTGTCGCTGTGTTAGGTAACCAAGTTTTAGCACCTGAACCTAAGCCCAAGAAACCGGTTCTGCGGTGATGCTCTTCCCATAGATACATGGTACCACCAATATACCTCTCATTCAAACTTTTTTGACCTGAGAATGTGGGAGGATTCAATGAGGCGAAATTTTGATAAGTCATTGCTGTGATCACTTGGAAATACTCACAATCCGACTTAGCCTTGGTATACATCAAATATTTAGGATTGGAACAGGTCGCTGTGGTAATATTAACACCTTCGTATGGGAATAGATCATTAACACAAATAGAACCTGTAGTTGGGGTATCACCAGAATGGTATACCCCATCACAATCAGTGTAAAACCATTTTTCACCGTCTTCAACTGTGATGATAGATCCTACCCAACAGTTCTGTATAGTATCCGCACTTTGATTCACGATGTATTGTTGACTCAGTGACTGATCTGGAAAATCAGGGTTTGCATAATTTACAGTCACCGCTCTCAAATTTTTGGCATAACCTGTAGAGGAACTAAATCCAGAGAAATTAGTTTCTGCTTGACTAGTGTTCGGATCCAAAGAATTAAAAGGGTTTTGGAATGTCATCATTCTTCCTGTGATAAACTGTTCGGCAGATGCCGCATCACAAAGAATTGTTATTGTATTATCATAATGAAATAAACCTGAGTTTGCGGTTATGTCAGAGGCAACGTATGTTCTAACTTGATTCCATCCCCCTGTCGAATTGAAATAGTTAGCCTTCATATTGAAGAGATTCAATCTCTCTGACAAAGTAAGGTCCATAGAACATACTGGTCTGTTTGTTTGGTCTCCTACAGGCATCCATATTGTCGCGGGTGTTCTTTGTCCAACTATTCCCTGATTATTACCTGCAACGATTCTTTGAATATTTTGTTGCTGATAAGCCATGGCATTTTCTACTGTTTCGATTCTACATGCAATTCCTTGATCTTCTAAATTCAAATAGTTGGCTGAATAATATTTGAACCAAGGATCATCTTGACAATATTGTTCGTCAAATATATTTCCATAACTGACGGGATTTGGCGAATCAATCAGGAGCGTAAGTGACGTTGTCTTTAATGACTCTTGTATAAAGGCTGCAGCGCTTGCATTTTCCTCGGGTGATTCTTCTTTACAACTACATAACTCACAGTCAGGATAAATTATTGTAGGTAAAGAAATATTCTTGAATGGATTTCCAAGCGAATTGAATATATCTTTAAATGATGGCGGTTTTGGACAATTTATATTCACGAATGGGATAGCATCAATAATTTTACAGAGGACGAAAATGAATGTAGCAATTACTCCATATACAAATGTTATAAGAATTTTAAGTATAGGCCACAGGAATGCAACAATATGAACATTGACCAACAATGGGAATAAAAGAAGTAGGATAAATGAAAAAAAGAAGTTAAAAATAATGAATATAAGATCGAAATTCTTAACACCGTCGTTAGTTGGAAACCTATTGTTAGTTGAATCACACGCAGAATCTAAAATTTCTTTGATACCAATAAACCTTCCTCTGTTTGCACCATTGTGGTAACCATCTATAAATTGAGATATAGTATAAACTTTATTGTATCCAAATTGATAAAAAGTATCTTCGCAATTTATTGCTGATTGAGGACTTGAATAATCATTCCAATCTAATGAAAACGCATATGATTTTTGAAATTGGTTCCATTGTGTGTTGGCACTATAGTTTGGTGTGTATATTGGACTTTTAGGATCCGAGAAATCTGCGGGATCTATATTTGGAGATGTCCAACCATATTCTCTAACATTCGGGACTAGATAATATGCCCTCTTTACTTGTTTTCCTAAATCAGGGTCTTGTTCCCATTTTACTTTAAATCTATATTTTCCTTTGGTTGGTATACCTACATTTGGGTCTAAAGAGATTGTTTTTTCTCCAAATTCATTGGTCACAATATAGTCCAAATTCATTGGTAAATCGACTAAAAAAGTTCCATCTCCGTCTATCACTTTCGCACCTCCGTCAAACTCGTAAACTTCTAAACCTGGCCTACCATTGGAATCTTGTCCGACCGTCTGTCTGATACATAAGATCTCTCCTGGCCCTGATATTAAGTCACATAAATTACCCGCTTCAGTTGAAGGTCTACAGTTTTTTCTCAGTACTCTTCTGTCACTTGCAGAAATAACAGACCCCATGAATACGGCAGTTGGTTGGATATCGATGTTGGCCTGTTCTCTCAAATCAAAATCAACTCTGTTGATTGCAATTTGGCAAACCTCGGGTTGTCCCCAAAGTGGAGAAACATCTATATTGGCTTGTAATGAAATAATCTGTGGTAATGATGCGAGGTTTGGCGATGACGCAAATTTATTTCCATTAAGTTGAGTTTCATTTGCAACTCCCATTCTTATGAGATCTTGTGGTGTCAAACTAAACTCACCTATATCGGAAAGATCACAATCCATGAACACAGTTTGATTACCCAACGGAACGCCCATAATCATGTAATCCCCACTCTCGTTGGTTCTCACTGTGTATTTGTAATACTTGTCATAGACTTGTATTACTGTCGGATTTGTTAAAACATCATTTCTTGACGGGAAAGTACCAGTTGGAACGTGTGTCGAATAAGATTTTTCGTATGGTAAAAGATTGAATCTAAATCCATCTTCGTTTTTATCCCCTGTCGATTTATAAGGATATAGAGAAGTTATAATATCGTTGTTTCTATCTTCTTCTTGTATTGGTACAAAAACAGCAACTTTTACGTTTGGTATGCCGTATCCACCGTTTGCAACTACACGACCAACAACAACACCATAGTCCGCACAGTTTCTTGTGTAGATGTCCTCACTTTGTATCTTCATAGAGAGGATTTCTAAGAAATCGTACTCTTGATCTATGTTTACATTTAGGGTTTGGTCTTGTCCAATTTGAGTTTTAATTCTATACGAATTGGTCATTAATTGACTTTTTTCATAAATAGTTTAACACCCATTTTCTAAGGAAAGGGCGTACAATCTAATAATAGTTGACTCGGGGTGATAATAAACTTAAGAGAACTGAACGTTTTGGAAGTTCTTGACTTTGACCCTGATATCTTTGTTTGGATATCTTATCTGATAAACTTGGTTCGGTTGAGCAAAGATGGTGTCATCAACAGGTCTAATTTGTTTTGTTACATCATTTGAATATGCCATCGATGTTTGGAACCCTGAATATTGTCCACCTACTTCGTTAAACACGTCTATTGCGGTCACGGTAATTACTCCGTTCTCGTCTTGTATAAGACTATTGAGCTGAGATATGTAAATGTTCTGACCCAAATTTCTAATTTGAGGATCCAAGAAAGTTGACACTTTGTTGATGATATTTGTGATGACTTGTCCTTGGTTTTGTGTTGAATCAAGTACTACAGATATATCCAAACTCAAATCAATAACCTCAGCAGTCTCGATTGCTATGTAGTCATTCATCATACGATAATTTGACAAGTAATTAGCCAAATTTTGTTTCAGAGTGTTCGAGACAATGGATGTCAACTTACCTGTGGTGTCATAAGAAAGTATTTGAACATTAATCTTATTGTTATTCTCAGTGATCGCAACTTTAGCAGGGGCTCCGAACTGAGAGGGCATTTTTCTTATTAAAGCTTCGTAATCGTTAACGCTGACTGCTCTATTTTGTGAAGAAAAGTTGAAAGCAACATAATTTCTTGTTTCTTCGACTGTGGGTTGTCCAGCACCACCAATCGCGGCAGTTACGTTATTACATCTTAGTGAACTTGTAACTTGTTGATTTATGTTATCGGAGGGACCATTAACAAAAAAACTTATTGTTCCGATTTGATTAATAACATTTGTTCCCAAGTTTGTTGATAAACCACCACCTGTCCTGTATTGAACAAATAGAGTAGTGTTAGCTCTCAAAGCGGAACCCAATGACATATTGTTTTGGTAAAGTTGTAAATTCAATGGTACTCCCAAAGTTGTAAATTGATTCAATGCATCTTGTGAAGTATTAGTTCCACCACCGAATGTCATTTTCAAGAAACCCTCGGGTGTATATTCAGTTATAAATCGATTTTGGGTTTGAATATATTTTCCAACTTTGATACCTGGTTGATCCGAAACTTTTGTTGGATCTTCTATGAATATTCTGTCCTCAGCTAATGCGTCCACCTCAAAGCTTTTATTTTCAAAACCTAAAAATTCGTTGACCGTTGGAACTGTTGTGTAACTTGTACCATCTTTTAGAAGAACACTTGTCACTCCAAGCACGTTTTTTTCGGGTAAAAATATTTCCAAGAATGGTCTTACATCTGCAGGACCAATAACTCTTTTGAATACTTTGGTAATTCCATTGACGACAACTTCTCTCTTTGTAATTGTGTAGTTTATAATTCTATTACTCGAGTCGAAGTTTGGAATTTTCAATCTGTTCGGAAATCCTTGAGAGTTGTATGGCGAAGCAAAGTCAATGTCTTCAACATTTTCAAATACTTGTCCAGCACCTACAACTTGAGATCCTCTTCTTAATTGGCCTAAGTATCTTTCATCCTCCTTGTCACCAAATGCCGGTACTGTGATTGAAAAATCAACAAGAGCAACAGAGGGTCTTTGTCCCGGTATTTTTAGTCCATAAGTTCTGGCAATATTATAAATTGAAGACCTCTGTTGTGCGTATTGTAATACGGTCTCTTGTATACTTCTATCTATGTGATAGTGTAAGTTGTCGGCTACCGCGGCGTTCAAATCCAAGAATACAGAAAACACAGAGGCATCATTAAAGTTCTGTATAAGTTCAGGATAATACGTTCTTACATATTGTATTAGTTCTTCTCTTATACCTTCAAAGTCCCTTGTTGTATATGGTATTCTACGATTAGCCATTTATTTTAAATATTGATTATTACGAAATCACTGGTCGCGAATGTCGAGTCTTGCACTGAGAAATCTATTTTCACTTTAGCAGTGTATTCAGCTGTACCCTTTCCTGGATATCTATAAATTTGGGATGTTTGTGTGTCGGTACCTACTTGAAATTCTGATTCTTCTTTGGGGTCCAACGGTTCAATAGTTATTTTATTTAGAATTAAATTTGGAATATATTTTTCAACGTTTGCTCTTATGTCTGATTCAATTGCGTCGAAGGTCAAACCGTCCATAGGTTCGAAGATATATTCATACAATCTTGTCCCAAAGTCTGGTAAATAATATCTCGCACCTTTCCTTGTGAGTAAAAGATTAATAAGGTCAGCTCGGATTTCTTGGTTAACCGTATTTGTCAGAGCCAAGTAATCACCTCGCAAAGAATCACGAAAAGGAAAATTTATACCATATGTAGTACCGTCTCCCATATAGTCATAAATATACTTGGATTATTTTTCAATTAAAGTAATAGACCCTCTTTCGTATTTAGGTTCATATGGACAATGTCTACATACTGATCCACAACAAACCCCCCTTTTGATGTGCCAATATTCAGTATAAACCTTTCTTGTACCTTCCATATAAAAATCAGAGGGGAGAAGTTCGTTCTTCTCCCCGTCATGATTTTTCTTTATTTCGTCTGTCATTATGCCATTACAATTTCACAGGCACCTCCCGCACAAGCTACTTCGCCTGAGAGATCAGTATTATCGTCAACTTCAATAATTTTTGAAAGATCAATGTCTTTGAGTGGTTTTAATAACTCTTCGTATTTTTCTTTTGTACAATCTTCAAATGGAGCTTGGATATATGTTCCACCGTCGTATGGTAAAACTGAAAGTCCATTGTAGTGATCTCGGTTTTCCCACATCCACTCCCCAACAGCCGGCCACTCGTGTTCTCTGATTGAGATTGTTGCCGATACATTGTGTGTGTTACTTCCTGTTCTGTGACCTCCTTTTACCCACTCAAGGTGTACCTTTTTTACTCTTTCCAATAATTGAATTGGTGATTCGTTTCTGATTATTGCTCCATCGGGGGATTTTTGTGGTATGCCAATGACCGCTGTGTCGTGTGGTCTGAAATATTCGTCCTCGATAAGTTCAGGATGATTATTCTTTAGGTAAGAATATATTGCTTCGTTTTTGCCTACTCTCACTCTACGGATGTAGTGATCATTGTGCCAAGCGTGAATACCTGAAGATGTACCAAGTGTAAGTGATGTTGTACCCGCGGGTTTTACAGTTGTACATCTAGCCGCTTTGTTGATACCTATTAGGTCTGCAACTCTTTCGTTTTCTTCTTTGACAACTTTAGCCGCAGATTTCATATTAAGTCCAATAACCGCACCTGATCCAATACCTGTCATAGAGATTCCAACAAGAGCGTCTTTTTCTGTTGTTCTTTTCCATATTGGTCTAAGATAATGAAAATTAGTATATCCTGCCTGTAATGTACCAATAAATGATGCTGCTTTAACTCTTGATTCGTAGTCCTCTTGTGATACGACATTTGATACGTTCACCTCTGTAAGATTACAAAATTGGAATGGGCGAAGTGCAATTTCACAACAAGGATTTGTTCCCCAATCTTTATCATTACTCAAGTAAATACCGGGTTCACCAGCTCCGCTTACTTCGATTCTCTTCCATAAATCCATGAAATATTCTTTATCAATCTTATGTCTCATAAGAGTTACAGAGTTGTTAGCTCTTCCTCTTTGTGGATTTGTTTCCCACCATGATCCACTCTTAGATCCAATCATCTCATCGTCCGATGCAGAGAATAAAGAGATAAGTGCCGCTCTTCTGATACCACCAGCAAGAACTGCGTCAGCTATGTGACATACCATATCGTGAACTTCGATCGGTCTTAGTTTTTCTCCATCTTCTTTTGAATCTAAGATACCTTCAAGTTTGATAAGACACTCTTTCAATGGTTGAGGACCAGGAGCTTTACCTCCTGATGTGACAAGACGGGCACCTTTCGGTCTTATGTCAGAAAAATCAAATTCAATCTTTGAACCACCGAAGAAATAAGACTTGACTAAAACCTTAACGGCATCTGCCCAACCTTCAATAGAATCAGCTACCAACCATCTTCTTCCTCTATCTTTGTTTGGTTTTCTAATTTCTGGTATTTGTTCTACGTGATGTTTTTGAACTGAGTAACCAACACCTGTTCCACCTAATAAAAGGAACATGATTTCTGAGAATACTCTCCAATCATCAACTGGAACAAATGCACAGTTGTAAATTCTGTTGGGTGATATCTCAATTGGTTTCCCTGCAAATTGCATTGATCTCATAGATGGGAGAACTTGTTTCTTGTAAACGTACATGTAGTTCTCACGAATTTCTTTTTCTAATTTGGGATACATCTTAATATGCATCTGCATGTTTCTTGTTACGAGCTCTTGCCAAGTCTCTCTTCTCTTCAACTCAGGGATATACTTAGCGTATTTCATGTACACTGTGATGTCTGAGAGAATTCGGTTTGAAATGTCCATTTTTTTGTGAATTTTTATAAATACTAATTTATGAAAAAATCGAGGATTTTAAATGATAAATATAGGTCCATCATCTAATCTACCCGATTTTGAATAAAAAAATCTCCGTTTTTTTTAGTTTTTTTTTCAAACGAAGAGATATTTAATTTATTTTTTTTTGTTCTTCTCTTTGCTTTCTTTTATCGAGAAGTTCTTTGACTCGATCCGATTTTTTTTGTTCTTGTTGTTCTTCAAATCCTAAAAAGGTTACAGAAGTATCGGTGTCAATTTCCAAAAGTTCGTTGTTAAACTTACAGTTTTCAAAAACGACACCATCTTTACCAATACGAGACTTAGTAATCGCAATCGTAGCTAAATTTAACTCTTTCTGTTGAAGAGTTTTAGCTACAGAAATGATTACGTGTCCGACTTGAGCTTTTTTAATTGATCCACCCATTTGATCGGTTGTTACAACTTCAGATGAAATTGAACTTCTATTACCTTGTGTTGCAGTCCAACCGACTAATCCAAGTTCGTGACACATGGCTTCAAAATGTCTCATGACTGATCCTTCGCTTTTCCACTCATCACCCAAAACTTTTTCGGGCATTACACAATCTATGTAATCCAATACAACCAAATCTACTTTATTACCATCAGCTATCATTTTACGGATTTGATTTTTTATTTGTAACATTGTAAGTGAATCAGATGGAAGTTTTTTTAGAATCAATTTGTTTTTCATTGAGTTTTGAATTTCATCTATCTTCTCAAATACTTTTTCTTTGTGTAACACAAGTTTATCAGGCTCTATACCTGTCCATATTGTAAAATGTTTTCTTTGTATAATTTTTGGATTGTCCTCAAAGAATACTTGAACAACATTGAAACCCATGTTAAATGCTGTGTTAGCTATTTTTGTCAGGATAGTTGTTTTACCAACACCGGTAGGCGCAAGTATCACACCAATCTCACCTTTTGCTAGTCCACCCTTAAGAAGATTGTCAATACCTCTAATTCCCATCGGTACTGGTGATCTGAAATCCTCATCTAAAACCACATCTAAATTAGCAAAAACATCTCCAGTACCCAATTCACGTTCTCCAACTTGGATAGCATCTCTAACTAGTTCTTCAACTTTGTCATAGGATTCGAAATCACCTTCATCGATTATTTTCTGAGCTTGTTTCATTGCTTTCTGTAACTCCTGTTGTTTACAGAACTTCAAAGCTTTTTCTTGTACAAAAATGCTACCGTCAAAAGGGGCGTCTTTTACTTGTTTGATTGTATCCAAAATTATTTTCAGGACCATCTCAGTCGAGATTTCAGATTTAGCAATCTGTTCCAAGGTTTCGAAGGTTGGGGTGGATTGGTATTTCGTGTAATACTCCTTTACCATCGCAACAATCATTTTAAAGTATTTGTTGTCGAAATAAGAAGTTTCCAAGACATTTACTATCGTCTGTGAAAACTCCTTGTCTTCTATAATCTGATTGATTAATTGAACCTGAAATGTATTACCTAAATAATCGAAATTTTTTTGCATATATGTATGTCCCCACTACCCTTGAATTTATAAATACCTCCTATACTAACTCAATTCCACAGTATTCGTGATTTAATTCTGTTTTTGAAAAAATGTCAGTCAGTGATGAAAGGATCTCTTTCAAATATGGTCTTACATCCACTGTATAACGAACTTTTGGAGGATAATTTTTTCCATCAAAAATTCTATGACAAATTGTCTCATCTCCAACTTTTACATAAAGATGAAAAACTTCGGGTCCTTCTGTAAAAGAGGTCTCCATGATTTTTTGGTCATGAATGATTGCCTCCTTATTGTCTAACATATAGACAACAGTCTTCATCTTCAGGTATTGGTGAAGAGTTTCTTTAACTCCATACATGTACTCGTACAAGTCGGTTGATAGTCTTGCCTTTGGATTGTAACCTCTAACGTTAAAAAATCTTTGGACGACAATGTTGTCATTAAGTGTAAGAAGGAATTCCATCTTAACTTGATCTTGCTCTTTCATGTTTTATTAGTTTTTGTTTTTTCGTTTTTCTTTTCGTATCAACTTCATAAATGGTTTGAGGAAATTGACCCACGCTTCATCGTTTTTTGGTAGGTATTTGAATAATCCATCTGCCATCATATATTTCATCAAGTTTTTATATCCCCTATCTGTGGGATCGAGTTCTTCAGTATGAATGGACTCAACAAGTTGTTTTCCTTCATCTGTAATTAGTGGATTTTTTAAATCCACAATCAGTTTGTTTATTCGGTAGTATTCTTCTCCAAGTATACCCTTTTTTGTTCTTCCAGTCAAAATATTATTGATAACTTTTATAGGTTTTTGTTGTGGGATATTTCGTACATTATCAATAATTTCTTCGACTGTGCATGATTTTTCCAACATTTGTGGAAATAATTTCACCAATGTTTTTTCACCTAAACCTTCAATACCATCAATATTATCTGACTTATCCCCCATCAGTATTTTACACACTATGACATTCTCGTGAGGTACATCAATATCTTTGAATTTTATTTTTTCTCCGAACTTGTGTATCTGTTTTGACACAGGTGAGTAAATTGATACTCTTGGACTTATTAATTGTGTCAAGTCTTTGTCCGCTGAGAATATTGTAATTGTTTCTTTTGTAGCGACGGAACAATAGTGTGCTATCAGGTCATCCGCTTCGTTATCTTTTATCTCCACTTGTCGAACAAAAACTTCCTCCAAATACTGTTTTACTCTACCCTTCTGTGTAAGATAGGACTCGTATTTGTATTCGTTCATGCTAACTCTACGATTGGCCTTATATTCAGGATATATTTTTTTTCTAGTGGATGAATTTGAATCACCATCCCAAAATACAACAACTTTATCGTATTCTATCTCCTCTAAAAATCTACGTAATGTATTAATGAAGTGATATACTCCTCCGATGTGATTACCGTCGTAAAATAGTTCTTTGACCCCGTGAAATCCAATTTTGAATAGGTTATCCCCATCCACCAATAATGTCTTAGTCACATAATCTATTTTACAGGTTGTCAATCTTCTTTTTCTTCTTTCAAATCAAAGTCGCCTTCAGCTCCGATGATGTCTTTCCAATAGTCTGCATATTCTTTTTTGTAAGCTTCTATAGAAGATTTTTCTTCGGTGGTATCTTTACCCGCCAAAAAACCGTGAGGTGTAACGATAATTCTCCCATCGTCGTACCCTAAACCATTGATATGATTTTTCATGACAGATACTTTACTCCTGACAGCGAATTTGACTGTTCTCTTGTCTTTAGTCGCAGTAATCTTTGTTGTACCAGCACCTTTCTGATTACCGAAAAGAAATACTAAAGAGGAGTTTAACCAAACTGATTCCCCTCCCTTAGCTTTTATCTTTGGTTGTCCAAATGGATTGTCAGGTAATTCAACCCATGGTTGATTGATAATGATAAGAGTGTTCTCATACTCTGTATCAGACTTCCTTGAGCCCGAGATTCTTTGATTGATTCCCATACCAATTTTATCTGACAAAACTGATGCGTTGTGTTGTTTTCCACCTTTACCCTCGTAAGTCATTTTACAAGGAACAGATCCGACTGAGTCCCAAATAAAACATAAACTGTAGTTCAATTCACCCTTCTCTTGAGCATCTAAGAGCTGATTGATGTAATCAGTGATTTGTTCAATATAGCTAAAATTGTTATTAAATAAGAAAAAACCATCCCAATCCATTTCTCCGGTCTCGGGATCGACTACTTCTTCGCATTGAAGACCCATCAGTTTAGCATGTTCAAAACTCCATTTCTGTTCTGTGATTATGAATACAGGAAGCATTTCTTTTTTCTGAGCGTCAACTGCCGCTTTTATTGCTCCAGTAGTTTTTCCAGTATCAGAGTGACCTAAGAACATGTTTATATGACCAATTGCAGGACCGGGAAGTCCTACTGCATCCAAAAAATTTGATCCAAGATCCAAAAATCTTTGTGGTTTGTACTTTGCCGAGGTTGAGAATTTTTTCTTTACGGAATTAAAATCAGTTTTCTTGATTGCCATAAGTATACTTAAAAAATTGTTGTAATGTATTTAACTTATCTGAAGCAGTGGCAAGTTTATCAACTAACTTGTCCATCTCTTCAATTAGTTGTGGATGTTCTCCGATACCCACAGAGTTTTCCATATAAACCATCAAAGCAGCTTCAGCTTCCAAGATTTCACTCTCATATTTCCTTACGAGAGATTCGTACATTTTTTTTTTGATATTCATATTTTAGTATTGAAAATATGTTCCCGACACAAATGTCGGGAACATAATAAGAATTAGAATGGTAAATCACCATCAACCTCAGAATCTATTTGAAGGTCTGCGTTAGTCGAAGATTTTCCTCCACCCATAGATGTCGTGGATACCTCATCGTTACCATAAACATATCCACCCTTTTCATTATCCCAACGTGGAACTTCACCTCTTGCGATTGCTTCGAGATATTCAACTGGTTTTTTAGAATAAACATCTAACCATGTCAATTCATCGTTGACCCATTGTTTCATCACATCTTTATCTGGATGAACAGAACACGGATCATCATACATTATAGTTGATACTGTTGTGTATTCCTTACCTTTAGGTGTTTTTGATTTTGTCAGTTCGATGATAAGATCACGACCTTTATCTTGGTCAGTAATATCACCTTTATTTCTCCAAATCGGGATGATTTTGTCGAGAATACCCTCATTCTTGTAGTTGTGTTTGAAACGCCAAAACTTTGGTCCCTCATCCTCTTTGTCACGGTCTATAACTTTTACGATGTAGAACTTACGTGACTTATATTGTTTTGCGAGTTCTTTGTCTGACTCCTTACCTGTTGAGATCAGCTCTTCGTAGACTTCATTCAATGGAGAACGTTCGTTATCGTTTTTTCCTGGATCGTAGAACTTTTGCCATTTACCACCAACTTGGATTTCGTGATACCAAGCTTCTTTGAATGGTGATGATCCATCAGGTGTGGGAAGAATTCTAATTTTTCTTGATCCTGAACTTTCTTTGTCTTCAAGAATAAGAGCAAAGTATTTCTTCATTCTTTCCTCTTGTGACATTTTTGATTGGGCCCCGCCCGATGACTGTTTGTTTTTTTCGTACTGTGCCAATACGGCATCTAATGCACTCATGATTACTCTGTTTTAAATTGTTTATTAATGTATGTAAAATATAGTTGAACTTGGGGTATCTGTCAAATAAAAAAGGGATTAGTTTCCTAATCCCCTCTTGTGTGTATATTACTTTTAATAACCAAAATCTTTTACATTGTCTGGTTTTGGTTGGAATGTATCCTTGATTTCTGAAGGGTTGATGTCTGTTACATCATCTGGTGTAAGTACATAGTCCCTCTTACCTGTCTTTTCCATTTCCTCTTCTTTTTCGTCGAAAAATTGTGAAAGTTTTTGATTAAAAGGATAGGAATCGTAACTTCTTAGTTCAAGTCTTTCTTCAGGAGTTTTTGTTCTATATTTTTCAATTTTGTTTTCGATTGAATTCAATCTTGCCATAATACTATCCATCTCAGAAAGTTTCTGTTCAAGTGAATTCAATTGATTAAATAGGTTTTCAAAATAGTCGTCCTGCTTTGTTTCTATTTTTTTTTGTGAATCTACAAGTTCTGTTACATCCAATTCTTCAGTACCCTCTTCTTCACCCTCTTGACTTTTACCTTTCATGTCAATTTTCTCGACATCAGGATCATTTTCTACGTCTATCTTTTCAGGGGTAGCCGCGGATTCAGGTGCTGCTGCAGCGGGATCTGCAGGAGCTTGTCCCGCAATAGGATCTTCAGGGGCAGCTACAGCCGCAGCTTCTTGTTCTGTTATGTAACGATTTACTTTATTGTATTTTTCAATCTCAGCTAAAATTTTCTTATCCAAGCTCATTTCTTATCCGTTTAATAATTGTTTAACACCGTGTGGTGTCTCAACTCTAACTTTTTTATTTATCGTTATGGTATTATCAACCCTTTCAATAAGTCCATCTTTTATACGAACTGTATAACAGTCACCAGTATCTAAATCACAAACTTGTTTTGTACCGTCACCATTATCCATTTCTGAATATCTTGTAGACTTACCCAAGTAGTTGTCTAAGGCTTCTTTGATGTTCATACTTTTTTTATTTATAAATATACTGCAAATACAATTATGTACATTTCTTACCGTAAAGAATTATTTCCCTACCGTTGGTTCCATTAGGGTAACACACACCACATGGGTCCTCAAGTATTTCCTGATAGTCTTGTTCGTCAATCAATTGATTAGCAATGAAGTTCAGACCAGGACATCCTAATGGTAACACTACTTGTACAATACTATATGAATATTCAGGATATTCTTTGATTTTGAATCTTATACCTATTTTATCTTTGTCGTTAGCCGCGGCACTAAGTTCTCTCGTATAAGAGTTAGGTGTTATAAATTCGAAGGAGTTACCACCTGTGGTTGATTTAACCATAATACTTGATCCAATTTTTACTTCACCACCCATTCCTGTTAATGGGACTAAGTAGATGTCGACAGGGTAATCCTTGCTAAGGGTGTTGGGACCTATAACTCCTTTGATTTTTAACTTTCCATCATTTTGTACATTTGCATTAATTACATAAACTATACCAGTGTTTGGAATCCTGGCGTTTGAGAAAATTGTTCTATCGGTAGCGTTAGGTGTAACATTGGAGTTTACCTGTTGTCCTGACGGTGTAGTCGTTGTTGGGTTTGCCGTTGAAACGTATGGTATTCCTGCAGTTGGGAATAATGCTGCAATCTTTGTCATTGCTTCTTCTATCTTGGCTTTGACTTGTTTTCCTTGGTTCGTTTCAAAATTTTTCTGTTGTTTCTCGTCTCTAATCTGTGGCCAAAATCTCTTATAGTAATTGTACATTGCATCAGCCGTTGGTATAAATGAGTTCGCCGACACAGTCTCGAATTCAGTAGCTTTACATGATTGATCTAAAGAGTCGAACATAAATCCTAAAAACTTAGCCAAGGTTTCAAATCTAGCGAACGGTTTGGATTGTTGACCTTTATCAGTTCCCACGTTGACACAACAGAATTGTTTTTGAAAATATTTGTTAGACTTACCTACACCCCAATCTATTTGTAGACTGACATTTGTGTAATTGTTTCCGAAAGACTTCATTTCTTCTCCCTTAGCGGATGAAACATAACTGAACACAAAGACAGCCATTGCAAGTTGTGATCTCTTTTTTTCATCGGAAGACGAACTATTGTTATTGTTTTTCATTTCATTTACGAAAGTTTGTAGGCTTGTTTTCGTTTCGTTAGCGGCAGTGACACTATAATCCTTTTGGTACGTTGTAACACCTGTTGTTATTAGTTCTACACAACTGTTTTGAGCAGCATTCGTTTTGTCGCTCGTTTGATTTACCTCTCCTATGTTTGGTTTGACGGTAGCTGTTTTCAGATCCGTGGTTGTTAGTTTTTGTAATAAATTTTTATTCAAACTTATCAAATAATTGTTAGGTCTTATGCTTGAAAATACTCGTTGTCTGACTCCCGAAAATGTTGTTTCAAAAACACCTGGACTAATTGTGTGTTGAACCGAAGTTATCAAATATGCTCCGTTAAACATCGGAACGTGGTTTAAACAGAAATACATTGTGGGTTGTAATAGTGCGTTTCCCAAGCATGTCACAGTGCTAGCGTAGCTCCTTTCGTTGTATATGTTCAGCAATGACACGTTATTCGAAACTACATCCCTACCTGAGGATTGATTTGCTAAATTATTGACTGCGACTAAACTTTCGGTAGTTGCCTTACCTATATCTTGTGATATTGTAAATTGTTTGAAAACATTTTGATTTCTAATACCCATATCAACGTTAAATCCTACACATCTGTTGGAGAGGGCGTAGTTTGTTTCTTTTCCGTCATCTGAAATCACTGGATTATCCGTTATACTATTACAATTGAATCCATCGTTTTTATATCGGAAATCTTTGTTTCTTCCCAATTCAGGGTAATTAGAAGGTTTCTCAGAATAAAAACAGACCAATTTTGGTTGTGAGTTTCTATAATCAACGTTCAAAAATGTACCCCATAAGTTGTTTGCAAAGTCTGCAGAACTTTCTGTCTTAGGTACAGGATTCCTACCATCAGGTGTTTGTATGTTATAGAAATTAACATAAGCTGGTAATGGCATAACTGAGAAGTTATTTTCAACTAGAATACCTGAGATTAATGTAAAAACACTTGCAGCAGTATTAAGATTTCTGACTCTTCTTGGAAGGTCCAACACGTCTACTAATATACTATCCCCAACGCTTCTTGATGCTCTATCTACAAATAGGAAATCTTGTAATAGTGTCTCTTCGTTGTAGGCATTCCCTGAAATCCATTTGTCATTGAGAGCTTTGAACATTTCATAAAGTTGTGCTTTTACTAGATCACCTGAAATTGCACTTTTGATCTTACCTTGTACAGGATAGTTAACATCAGGTAATCCTTTCTGTAAGTTTGAAAATAAATTATTGAAAACGTTCTTGTGATACTCCAACATCTGATTAGAATACTCTCGGACTAAATTTTGGAATGAAACTGAATTCAGAGATTTGTCACTTAGTTTCTGAGTGGCATATATTCTTATAAGTGGTGCACATATAAGGACGTTGTTTTTATTAAACCTAATATTATTGTCTACAAAAAAATCTGTTATAAATGATCCGTCGTCATTAAATATTAATTCAGGGATTGTTGTGGGTCCCACTTGTAAAAGTAGTTCTTTCCAAGCCTCAGGATTTGCCGCAATAGATGCGGATAAGGTTACATTACCACCAAGGGTAGGCAGGGATCCTGTCACATATGTTTCGAATTTGAATGGATCCACCAATCTAAAATCTACGGACGTAGTTGTTGATGGTGTGGAGGTATTGTCAACAAAAATATACCCTGTTTTATAGTCAGGGTTGAAACTGTCAAACAATTTTCTATTGTAGTTTGATGGATTACCCATTCTGAGTACAACATCATACTCCATAAAATTATTCAAGATTGATATTACGTTACCAAATTGTTGGGTTATGGCGCTTTTCAAATAATCTTTTATTGGTTGATTGACTTCGGGACTTCTGATTTCAAAAAACTCTCTTACCATAAGTTGAAAATTCTTCAAGTATCTATTGGGGTCATTTGTATCAACATTCAGGGTAATCTTGGGCTGGCTTGGACCAACATTATCGTTTATGTTATAAACCGATTTACTGAAATCGAGGAACTTTTGTTCCATTATCTCTAACTGTTCTTTGTTGAAAACTGCAAAAATTTCTTCAATACTTGAATAAGTAAAACCCAAACTCATAGGTTGTACTTCACCTTCTGGTTGGACCAAAGTCATGTACTCATTCGGGTTTGGCTTTGGATTTCTTAGAATATCAAAATAACCGTAGTTTGGTGCCCCCCAAAATGATCTCACACTACCATTGTATATTGCAGAATTATCTAAAATATTGATGGTTGATTTATACGTTCCTTGAGTCGATGTTGTATCAAAAATTGAATATGGAACTTGATTGTATATCGATCCGAATGAGGGTGAAGTGTAATAAGTCCCCGTTGAAGTATTTTTTATTGTGGTTGTCCACGGATTCATTCTGAAGATATTGAATGGAGTACCCGCCGACACAAATGTCTGATCCACATTAGATTCATTGATGTTACCTACTTTCATAGTCACATCAACATACAATTGTATTTCTTCATCGGAATAGGTTGAAAAACACGGCTCACCGTTCAAGAACACATTCATGTCGTTTATCAATTTAGGATAAAATCCTGATTGTATGGTTTGACTTGTGAAGGAAATTGGCGCTTGAGGTGTTGTTGTACTAAAATAATATCCTTGTAAATATACTTTGGATAAAGTGTCCGGTTCGAAACTCAATTCATATACTTTGTCAACTCTACCCGTTACCGGATCGAAATTGTTCACGTAGTCAAAATTTTTCCAACAAGTATCAAGTATGTCAACATTATCATTTACAAACTTTTTGTATCTGTGGTAGATTGAACCTAACTTTAGAATCCAAGGATATGGTAATTTGTGGACACCTCCGAATCTTTTGATTGAAGAAGCAATATAATCTAAACTCTCAACTCCTCCCTTATTCTTGTAGGTTCCTCTCAACGTAGATAAAGGAAGTGAGTTCAATAACAGATACGCACCTTGTACAAATGGATATTCTTTTTTGGCCTGCCAATCAGCAACACCGTTCTGTAAGGCGTTTACAAAATAAGATGTATTAAGGATAGATGTGGTTTGGGCGACATAATCATTTCCATTTGAACCCACGCAGATTCCTTCCGTAGAAAGAAATTGTGATGGTTTATCTCTGTATTGATAAAATATATTAAGGTTGTTTTGTGGTACAACGGGCTGAGTGAAGTTTTTATAACTAAAGCTTGTAACAGGTCTAATACTTTCATTAGTGGTCGTCTCTATAAAATTAGTGATAACTTTTTTATCATTATTTACAAATAAAGTATTCTTTGTGTTGTAAAATAATCCAGCCAAACCCTTTGCACTTGTTTCTAAGTTTGTCTGGTCCCAACTTATATTGGTGAAAGGATATGTGTCACAAAAGTCGGGCTTTACGTTTGTTTCAATAAGGGTTTTGAAATTATTTAGGTCTGTTTGAGTAAGACCTCTATTCACCGTTGGACTTGCTCCCTGTATCGTGCTATTATCGTAGATTTCAAAAGGTCTTTCCACCTCACTTTGAATATACGATGTTGCAAAAATGTCTCTAATTAATTTTTGTATTGAAGGGCCAGTACCTTGATTTGATATATGGGATAAGACACCTAAATAGTTTTCGAAGTTGAAACCGTAGTTTTTCAACTTCTGTATAAGGAAGGGTGATGATATACCCAAAGCATTAATAATATTATCTGCCTCATTTCTTCCAATCGTTTCATATATTTCTTTGATATTACCACCTCTTTGAAATCTATTATAATGTGAATTCAAATAAGTTCTCTCCCAAATTTCAAAGAAAAACTTGACTTCCTCTTTGGAAAAATAAGGTAAATTACTTTGTGGAAATTCAATTCCGTTTAGTGTTAATCTATTAATTTCTTCCTCTTCGTTTTCTTTCGTTGTGGTATCAGGCACTTGTGGTCCTCTTTCTGTTGTCGCTTTGATGAACTCTTCAACAAATTCAACCTCAGGCCATTTTTTATAGTCAAATGCTTTAGTAGAGTCTACAACACTGGCGTCGCCTGGATATTGAATCACGAATCTTTGGGGGTTTTTATCGTCTTGTACAAAATATTGTGGCCATGGATATATCGGAACTAAATTTTGTTTGTTGAGAATTTGTACATCGTCCTTAGCATCAGAAGATGGATATTTCAAAACAGCTGTTCTTCTATCAGGATCTTCCCTCTGATCCCAAGCCTTTTTATGTACATCGTCGAGTAATCTGATAAAAGCCTCGGTCGAAGCCATTATAACTGTAATAATATTCTTAATTGATGGTCTGAATCCAACACCTTGATCCTTACTTTCTAGTCTAGCAGCCAAAACCGCAGTGATTCTCTCCTCTTCTGCTTGGGCCTTTGAGTTCAGAGTTTCATACATTTTATTTATTAAACCTGTGAACCTACCATTACCTTCAAAGACATACAACTTTACCTTGTCACTTTTTTCTTGTCCTTGATCATTGAATTCTATTTTAAGTAATAATTCTTTAGCAATTTGGGCTCTTAACTCAGCTTCTTCTGATGTCTCAGGTTTTCTATCTACTTTTTTTCTGATTTTGAAAGTGGCAACATAATCTATTGAACTAGATTCGATTTCCACAAACATGTTTTCATATGTAACGGTGCTTTTAACTTCCAAGTTTTTATCTTTTCCACCCTCTGATCCGAATACTGAGTTTTGAGCCAATTTTGAATTGTTTTCTGTTACAAGACTTTTAAGTTTACTATCAACCTCTTGTTTTTGAGTTACACCATTTGTATTAGTTCCTTCTTGTACTGCTTTTTTTAATGGATACAAAGTTTCACCCATACCCTTAACAATAATTGCCTTCTCTTGATCACAATTGACTTCAAACCAAGAATCTTTGTTTGTGTATATTACCCCTAAAAAAGTGTCCAAGTCTTTACTGAATGTTTTACTTTCAGTTAGTGATGATACGTCTTCTTTTGTCCAACAATTTACTAAGTTCTGCTCAAACAACTCCAATCTATTCAAAAGTTCGTCAAGAGCTAGCTCGGGGAAATCATTTGGTATCAATCCTTTCTGTTTGTAATCTCTGTAGACTTCATGTATTTTGGCGGTACCACCTTCCTCAAATTGAGTTATCGATGCTGATTTTGTTGAATCAGACAATTTTTTACTGATCGTGTATTGACTTTGATACATGTGTGGAACTGACAGTATCGACTGTAAAGATATTTCGTTAAGTATGTTGAACTTATACCCATAAAATTGTAATGTTACTCCATAGTTTCCCGAAAAAGTATTGAATCTTGCATTGAACGAAATCAAGTTCAATTGATATCTGATTGCTTGTCCATAAAAACCTTTGAGAGTTAGGTAGAATGGTGGATATGGTAATTGGAAAAAAGCGGCGTATGGTGATAAATCTCCTTTTTCAAATAAAGCTCTTCCTTGTATATCCTCCAACTCTATTGTAACCTGAGGTATAAATGATGTATCTATCTTACAGTTGATTTGTGTGATTCCAAGTAATCCAGTATCATTTTGATTTTGTGTTGGTAGACCCGGTTCCAAATTTGCTACTGGTTTTTGTCCCGTTGGTGGTACGAAAGAGGCTGAAGATTTATTATTACTTCCTTTATTGAGCACCCCGAGACCTGTAATTTCGTTTGTATAATCATTGGTCAAATACTTTTGACCACCTGGTTTCATGAAATTTATTTCTGCGATAGAAACTGTACTAATTTGATCTTGAACTGTTTGTCCTACGGCTAATTTGGTTCTTGGTAACAGTTTTGTTTCCAAGTTAGCATACATTACCAAGTTTTCTTGGGCAACAGATCTCTCTTTAATCTTTCCTTGGTTGTCAACTATTTTATTAGGATCAACCACAATAAAATTTTGAACGTCAAAATCTACATAGATATTTCCGTCCTGTCCTGTGAATACACTATTACCTGCCATAATATAAGAACTGGTTATCCAAAGCCGCTTTATAATCCTGAAGTGAAGTGATTAATGGAAATGGGACAACCAAGAAAGCACCGTCAAAAATGTTCTGTTCTAATCCACCAAATTGGGGATTGGCTTGTAATATCAACCATCCAAAATATGGTGATCCATAATATTCATCTGAAACTTTATCAAGTCTACTTCTATTAACTTTATAAATGTGTACTTTGTCGGTTGGTTTATTGGGTATATTAACAAAGGGCACGACGGTTTGCTCACCATTGATGAGAAACTCTTGGTATCGATTATAGTATTGTCCTCCCATTAATTAAACTTTACTTTGTTGTTCCAAGTTTTATTACTTGTATTTGAGTTTACCGTCTTTCCCAAATCTTTAATAGAATTCTTTTGATTATTTGTTGGTGTAAGAACTTGTTCAAACGTAAACTTTCTTTCTATACCCTTATTATAGGGCGTGAACTTCATAAAGTCAGCAACATGATCTTTTGAAAATTTCTCAATCAATGTCTGTGTGGCTTTAGTTTCACCATCATAGACTGGTTTAACTTTTATTTTCCAATATTCGTCGAATACTCTTTGAATTTCCTGATTACCTTTGAATTCTGCGTTATTGATGACATTATCAATCATTTTTGATCTGAAGTTTTGGTATTCTTTGTCATTCAAGATCACATTATTCAAAATCATGTAACCAATCTTGTTTGTCTTACCGTTTGCCTCCCAAAATAATCCTGACCCAACGGGATTGTTTGGATTTGTTAAAGGTATAAAAACGTTTGTTTCGAGCCCCCCTTGATTCTTAAGACCATTTCTCATCACAGTCCCTTGGATTTGTCCACTCGATGTATTGTATGTATTAATAGTAGAAAGTTTTTCGTTAAAATCTTTTAAAGCCACCGCAACTTTTGTGATGTCACTCTTCATATCATTATATGTTGATGGACTAACTGGTGCACATTGGTAAATTTTAATTGTGCCGTTCTGTAAAGCATATCCATCGGTTAATAAAGACCCACTATCTTGGAATAAAACATTCAGTCTATTCAATATTGCAGTAAGATTCAATTGTTGTTGTGTTGATTCTTGTATTGTTTGTGTAATCGCATTATAGTAACTCGAACGTTTTTCGTTCACAAAAGTTGAAAAGTTTTTCTTTATTACTCTTATGATTTTAGGTGAGAATGCAAAGTTTTTACTTTCCAAATATTCTATAAATTGATTACTTCCATTGTTGATACTCGTTTCATAATCAGTAAAGAACTTATTAATTCTTTTTTCGATGTTTTGGGACTTACCTACCAAGTTGTTAGTTGTAACACCGTTTGAGTTTATCAGCCCTTCCATGTAATACCTCTCATATCCCCACTGTTGTAACATAACACCACCATATTGATTGACAATTGTTTTGGATTGGTTGATTGTGTTTGTAAAGAACGTTTGTGAAGAATTTAATAGAGAGTTCATTATATCATTATAGTTGATGTCACCTTGGTCTAATTGTGAGTCAGTAATTGATCTTCTTGTGATTACACCGATTGTTTCGCTATTCCCTTTTCCATTATATGCATTTGGGTCATTTAGTGCATTCAAATTGTTGAGTGTCTCATTTGCTTGTATATTCTTAATAAATTCCGCATCTAAAGCTTGTGCACTTTCAATGTCAGTCGCGTCTGCTCTTTCGTCATAAATCTCCGTGTTCGCATAGTAATTGAACGACAACGCATTCTGTAGTTTGTCAATTGGTTCTTTAAGACCGGCTCCACCAATAAAATTGAAGCCAAGTTGGATACTAGCAATCATGGGTTGAACACCTATACCTTCAGGATTTATATCCAATAATAAAGGTTCATATGTAATACCTAAACTTGTTGGGGCTATCTTAATATTATAAAAGTCACCAACTCTCAAAATTAATATTGGTGGTGCACCAAAAGCTGTATTAACTGCCTGATCATATTGTACTGTCGTTTGTCCATTAACTTCTTTGATTGTTGGAATCGACTCGCCGGGTCTCATACATTGTTGTAAAAATGTAAGTCTTGTATTCAGTCCTTCAGGTGTCATAGAGTGGAAAGTTGGATCGAAGAATTGTAACTTGTCTTTCAAGTTGTCAAACACCAATGGCGTTTCCTCTTTGATAACCTCAAAATAATCACACTCCGTTAAAAACTTTCTCAACACTCTTTTTGTAATATTATCTCTTTGGACTTCAGTTATTGTTTCTGTTGGTCCTTGTACGTTTGTTTGGGTTGGACCTGTCACAACTTGAGGTGCTTGTCCGTCAGGTACGGCTGGACTTATTGTCTGTGTTGTTGTCTGATTATTTTGTGGTAAAGATGTTTTTGGTACAACAGTAATATCTGTAATTGTTGCTCTTCTACAAGCCATCGCATTTCTTGTGTAAATGTCTTTGTTAACAACACCGTTGTTATTTTTTCCATCACCATCAGTACAATTAATCTGCTCCGTTTTTAAAGTTTTCACGGATGTCACACCAGCAACAGGGACTCCCTTACTGTTGACCTCGACAACCCCTTGTTCACCAACAGATTCTTCCTTGAAAATTAGTGTTTGGGGGGTACTCGTAATGAATTTGTTTAAGTCTGTCTCTTTATAATATTCAATCAAAGATTTAACCCTTCTTTCACTTAATTCTTTGTTATAGTTAACTGTATTTGGGGCGGAAGCACCTCCCTTGATAACAATGCGAACAGTATATCCGTCTTCCAAAATCTTTTTGAGTTCATTATAAAAGTTTGATGTATTATTAATCACATTGAAACTAGCAATTACACCATCCCTAAACATGTTTTCGACTTGTTGTTTGGCATTCGGATCTTTCTGACCATTAGGTCCTGTTGCGTTTTTGGTATATGTGGCTTGGTTTGCAGGTGAGGTATAGACCGTATAATACCCTCCGTAACTACCGACTTGTCCTTTTTTAGGAATATCGTTATCAAAATATACTGATGAATTTTTATACTGATCTAACGTATTCGGTGTCGGATCTTTTGTTTCAGATTGTGTACCTACTTTATTAGTTGCTCCAGGTATACCAACATTAAGTTGGGCATTTGCTTCAATTATTTCTTCTTTTGTTACAGATGGATTAGTCAACATTCTTTGTATCTCAAACAAATCGGATCTGTTTATTGTTGCATATTTTTTAGCTAACTCATAAATGTCATACTTTGTACAACCCGCTAAAAATGAATTAATGAGACCATCTATGATATTTTTTTTGGTCTGATCTTTTAAAACCTTATTGACAATCACATTCAAAATTGATGGATGGTCAACAACTATTTTCCAATTCAACGTGCCTGATCTTGATGTGGACTTATAAGTGTATATTGGTTCTGGCCTACCAAGAAACTCTGAAGTATTCCATCCGGTACTCACGTTTTCGTTCACGGAAAGTCCATACGGTGGAAACCACATTACTCTACCCCCGTTTGGTCCTTTTTCACAATCGGCTAAATCCTCAAACATTTTAGATGTTCTCCAAGCCAAGTTTTCAATTGAAAACATATACTTTTTAGCGTATGCTCCGTTTGCACCACCAATCAAATTACTTGAGTCTTGTCCTCCATTTCTCCTGTTTGGAACAATGTTTAGGTTGTATGTCTTATCGAAAATTGAGTATGAAAATCTTCTTCCCTCGGTTGTTATACCGTCGGTTTTTTGTAGGTCATTGTATTGTAAAAATGGAGTGTCTTTAGCAAATACTCTACAATACTCAGCACCAACCTCATTACCTATTTCACCAACATAAGAAATTACTTTAGATCCTTTAGTCATTTCTTTATATCCATCGTTGAATACCTTACTTACCTGGTCTATCGCATTACCAACATGCTCAAATTTCTTTTTGCCGGGTGGTTGGCTTTCTACAATTCGTTGTGTTTCATCTAATATAGAACCTGTTCTAAATTTAAATCTCGTAGAGTTCGAGTCATCATAAGTTGATGGGTCGTAATCAGGGTCCTCTCCCATCTCTTTTCCACCTGGTCCAACATATTTTCCAGCGTTCTTACGATACTTTGGTGAAACCCATGTCATACCTCCTTCAATACCTCCACCATCAACGTAAGGTACTCCAGCGGCACCCAAACCTGGTGATTGTTCTACACCTTCATAAAGTTCTGCTAGCTCTGATGGACCGTAAACAGGTGATTGTACCGCTCTTCCAAAATGGTCTGTTGGTATATCACCCAAAGGTGAAAATACCATGCTCGGCTCAGATGTTCTTGATCCAACATAATAATTAGAACTATTTGCAGTACCTCTTACAATAGCCCCAGCTAGCCTATCGAAAAAGTTTCTGTCGTAATCAGGCTTGAACCTGTTCATATCTATGTTCCTGAATAGAACACTTTTTTGTCCTGGTCCTGTATTGAGTAGGAATTTTTCGGATCCCGATTGTGGTGCACCTAATAGCCGTGCAAAGAATCTCCCAATTCCCGACTCAGGAATAAATGAAAAAGCTCTCTCAATTTGTTCAATTGTAGTTGGTTGACCAAGTCTAATCTCTGTATCGAAATATGATCCTGGTATTGGTGAGAATGGTATGTAACTACCTGATAGTCTAACCGCCAGATCTGCTGCGGCAATCAGTGGGTTTGCTGGTCTTGTAATTTGATAGTTTGGCTCTATCAAAGGTATTCTATTAGTTAATACACCAAATAGGTTACTTCCACTTGCTGCTCCGGCAATATTTGCTCTTCCTACTGTTCTTTGATAAATCTCAAGAGCGATTCTTTCTTCGAATAATTTTTTTAGTTGTGTCGCACCAATCTTAGCAATAAATGAGTCAGAACTTAAAAGACCATTAGATCCTAATGGATCTCTATCAAATAAGATATCTACAGGTGAGTAGAAAGATGAATTGAAATTTGGATATGGTTCAAACTCGGATTCTTTTATTACAGTTTGGGTCGAGTATTCAAATGGTGTATCAGGTGAATAAACATTGAATCTAGCCATTCTGTCGTTAAAAACAAAAAGTCCATATCCGCTTGGGTCGGGGCTAGCATCAACTACAGATTGGTCCGTAAGTATTGTAGAATACGCAATTTGACTCGGGTCGACGTATGGTGCCAACTTGTAAGGTCTCAGATTTCTTGTGAGAAGACGTTTTCTGAAAGCTTCGGTACTACCGTAATCTAATGGACTCGGCATTTAGTTAATTTTATAATAAATAGGGAAAACAGGATTTTTTATTTGTCAACTTTTTCCAATATCGAACGTCCTGTTGCATCTTTCATTCCTGATAATAAAGTATAAAGTTTTTTAGATCCTTCTTGTGATTCAATCCACTTTTCGATTGAACGTACAACTTCTCGGTTCATACTACCATCAGACTTGAATTCAAATGTAATTTTTCCGTCGTGATTTACGTTTTTGGTTTCTGTCACATTCACGTTCTTACTTATCTTTCCAAGATCCATCGTTGAAGACATTCCTTTTTGGAATTCACCTCTGCGAGATGACCCAGGTTTCAAATAACCACTTATCATCTTACCAACCTCTGTCCTGTCATCTTTAAACCTTTCATAAAGAGAATCCATTAGTTTTTCAGGTATGGTTCCCATCTTATCGGCAAACTTAGAAATATCCACCCCTGATCCTTTCAGTTTATCCATAAGTTCTTTACCAACATCTTGGAAAGATTTGTTTCCTTGGATTACATCTACCATTGTCTTTCCAAGTTCACTTATAGCATTACCTGTAAGTTTTTGTATATCCTCGGTACCAGGTGCAACTTTTTGAAATGCATCTGTGACACTCTCACCTAATTTTCTAGTCAATTCAGGTAGTTGTCTCAAACCATCAGCACCTGCAACTCCATATACTATTCTGTTTCTTATCGATGCAATATCACCCGCCATGACTCTTCCTGTATCCATTTGAGCCCTTGCAATTTCCTCCATGGTTTTAGGCTCTTTCTTATTTTGTTCTATGGCTTGCTTTAGTTGTTCTTCATTCAAATCTTTAATATTCTTGAATACTTCTTCTCCTTTTTCGTCTCTGACCTTAATTTGGTATTCCCCTCCCTTCATTTCTGCAATACTCGCTATGTACATCTTATCTTCTTCAGACATATTACCGGTAAATTTGAGTTGTGATAATACTCTTTCTGAGTTTGCCGCAGCTAGTCCCATTTTACTAAAGTTTTCATAAGACATTCCCGCCGCCTTGGCAAGTTCTTTCATCTGTCTGATACCACCTGGGTCAATCTTGAAAGATCCCGTTTTTTCATCAAACGCTGTGAATTTTTTTGCAACTTCAGCTAAAGACATTTGTAGTCCAGCAGGATCATTGATTGATGCGTTCATCAAAGCAAATGGATCTCCTAGCAATCCAGTAGTCACTCCTAATCTTTGAAAAGCCGCTGCAGTTTCGATAGCTCCTTCGGGATCAAAGACCTTATCTGCAAAGTTCTCGGCATCTCTCATATTAGCCCTCAACATTGCTGACTGAGCGGCCATTTTGGTCAGACCCATTACCCCACCTTCAAAGTTGAACTTATTCAAAAGTTCGGCATTGTATACAACGTCTCCCATTATTTGTTGGGTGTTCATTCCTATAGACTGTACATAATTTACAGCACCAATCATGTTTTCCTCTAAATTTCCAAACTGAATACCAACGTCAGTCATAGTACTAACAATAGATTCTATGTCTTTTCCTAACACTTTCGAAGTCGCAAATAATTCTGTGATTGCTTCACTCGATGCAACAACATTTCTTTTAGTGGCTGATGACGCAGCAATTATTGTCTCAGTTGCGTCTTTAGCTGTAGCGTCGAGTTTATTTAACTCAGGTGTTGCGAGAGATATTTCACGAACGGCATCACTAATTCGTTGTCTCATTTGACCGAAAGTTCGGTTTACATCTGAGGCATATAGATTCAAAGCCTGTACTGCATCCGCAATTTGGCTTGGTATTGATCCGAATTTTTCAAATTCTTCCTTTGCCGATCCTATTTTATCATCCTGTGCCATTATTAGCTTTTCTTATAAATAGAAGAGGGAACAATTTTAAGTTCCCTCTTTTTTATTATCTTCAACCCACTTTTCCAAAAGATATTTTCTTACGAATATTGGCATCACTAAGAAGTCCTGCCAAGTTATCTTCAAAAGTGTATTCAAATAGTAGAATTCATCGATTTGAGACTTTCTATAATCAGAAGAAAGGACGAAAAAAGTCCACCCCAAAGCCAACGAATACGGTCAGCTTATCTCCTGATGGGGTTGTTACAACACGTTGCATATCAAGTCTTGGCTCGTTGTCCTCCAAGAATTTTCTTATGTGTTTTGAATCACCAATCAACATTTTACTTACAAATGTGGAGATTTGACCTCTGTCTCTCGATCCATCTAACTCAACAATTTGTCTTTCGAGTTTCCATGTAATTCTTGGAGCCGTCCTACCCTTAGGATATTGGTCAACCATTGTGGTAATCTCATTGAGTTGTCCAAGTGTGAGCGGTTTAATTTTAACAATACTACCTGAAACAGGGAGTTTTGTTTCGAATAGACCTTCCTCGTTCGGTTCAATACCCTTTTTGATACTAAGTTCTGCAAGAGATAGTGTCGTCTCAAAAGTTTTATTTGTTTTCGGATCATTAACCGTCATTATAATCTCAGGACCAAATGAAGTGTTCCTCAAAAAAATGAGAATTGCTTCAATATCAGTTTCCATAAGATCTTCAGGTTTTATGTCATGTTCAAATAATTTAGCTCTTATAAGATCAAGAGTAAGATTGTTACTCCCACCCATAATGATGTTCTCATCATTGGCTGTAAGATATCCAACTTTTACAGATGATTTTTTGTTCTTATAAAATACACCACCCGATGGTAGTGGAACCACATCATGTGGAAAACTTAGGTTTTGTGTTGCGTATTGTAGTGTTTGGTTATCCATAAAAAAAACCGTGGAGTTTTGTCTCCACGGTTAAATATAAACTGACTTTACTTTTTTTAAAGAATTAATATACAAGAACACATCTGTCCATTCTCAAGGTTGTAGTTATGTTTGCCAACGCATCTTGGCTATAATTTAGTGCGTTGAAGTTAACATCTGTCAAGAACGTACCATAGAGTATCCATTTCTCAACCACTACTCCTGTTGGATCCAACATTTCAAGGTCAATGTCTTTTTTGTAACCCGCGGCGTAACCCATACGACCTGTAACAGATTCTGCGTGTAAACGAACCCACTCCATAAGAGCTTGTGCTGCAGATGGTCCAATAGGATCTCGGAATGTTACATTGATTGGTTGCCAGTTGAATCTACCAGCAACATATGTTGATGTATTTAAAAATTGAATCTCTGTAGAAGCAATTGAAATGTGAGGTCTTGCAGCAGATTCTACAAACCACTCATTTATACCTAATGTCGAAGGAAATCTCAGAATAAATCGATTCTGACGTTTCGGTTCGTAAGGTATCGGCATTTTCATTAGTAAATCAGCCATAATATATTAATTTTTGTTTTTGTCTTTATAAGTATAAATATATCCCTAAAAATTTTTTTCTATTTACTTAATCCTCAAAAAAAAATATTCATTATTCCATCTTAGATTTTTTTCCAGTTCCAGTGTAATAAGTTTTAACAACATTATCTGAATCTTTTTCAAACCTTTTTCTCATAACTTCCACATTTTTTAAGTCGTCATCAGAAAATCCAATAGTAGGTGTGAATTTATTAGCAATATCTTTTTTAAGAAATGCTCTCTTGTTTAATAAAGCAGCCATGGCTTTGATGTAATTTACAAACCCTTCCATTGCTTCCACTTTTGCCTTTTCGGGGTTTTTTGCAGAATCCTCATTACCAAATGAGACTGGATGATATTTGTTTAACTCCAAATAGGTTTTTATTAATTCATCATCCGTCATTTCTCCTTCACCCACAAAAGAACGGTATTTTCTCAGATTCTTAAGTAGTTCCTTTTTACTGATACCGTTGAAATCATTGATGATATAATTGTATACTCCTTGTTTTATAGTGTTTGGGTTGTGACCTCTTGCTGTGATAATAGAAAAAATTGATCCATTATTGATTGCCTCTTTGAAGTCGTCAAATGCTGGACCTACTTTAGCTTTCATTGCGTCGATAAGGAATTGTTTGTCTCCACTTGTTCTGAAATTTCTGAAAGGGTTTTCAGCAAGTCCCACAATAATATCACCTTTGTAATCTAAATTTTTTTTTCCTATCCTATCTCTATACTCAGCAAAATCAGCTGTTGACATACCCACCTCATCTCCATCTTTTGTTTTCAGGATAATTTCTGTTGGCATGTGAACTATGTTATCGTCCCAATCAAAAGCATAATATTTCATATCGGGACTTCCCTTTTCTGTAAAACCTTCCCTAAATTCATTTTTCATCTTGGCTAAAAGGGGGGACATTGATCCCCCCATTATATTTTATTAGATATTTTCGAATGTAGCACCTGCCGGTGTAATCAAAAACTCAATATCAATAAATTCAAGAGCTTTAGTTGGTTTGAGAAAAATCTTACCCGATAATGTATTTCTATCAAGATCCTCAGGTGAAGAAGAAACGGTCACACGGAAGTCGTACACACCTCTGTCTCTTCTGATTGAGTCCATAATAGGGTTAACACTATCCAAGAATTGTTGTCTTACAATTTCATCGTTTTGCTCGAACAACAATCTAACTGCTACAGCGGAAATCAACTTACGAGCTTGTAGTAACAGTCTTCTAACGTTCAATCTGTCAAGAGCAGAGTCAGCAATTTGAAGTGTTTTGTTACCAAAAATTACAGTACCTACATCTGAAAAAGTCGCGATTGGGTTAATTCTTCCTTGATAAAGAGTGTCTCTATCCTCTTGAGTTAACTTGATCCGAGCCTTAATTGAATTTACCAAACCTCTTGTGTAACCCGCAGATGCGTACCAAGGGAAAGCAATGTTGTCAGTCAAAGCTAAGTTTCTACAAACCTCACCCGTTGCAGGGATGTAAAGTTGTGTGTTATTTACTGTGTCTCTTGTTAAGATCCAAGGATAGTAGGTAGCAGTGTAATTAGAATCTATACCTGTTTCTTCCAAATTGTTAACCGCCTCAGTTGGGTAAATTAAACCAATGTTATCGTATGTTGTTGGAAGGAACATATCGTAGTCAGGAGTAGTACAGATATAGATAGAATCTGCTCTGTCGTCCTCAACCATGTCTACAGCATATTCAACTAGACCGCTGTTATTCACATAATCGATACCTGGAGAAACAAAAACATTAATGTTTGTAGCCTCAGGATTAGCAAAAGTCGCAATACCAAGTTGGTAAGCGTAGAAATCACTGTTTCCCCAATTTGATACCAAGTCACCATAAGCATAGTCTCTGAAAGCACCCCAACCAGTAGCTGTAGGATATCTTGAGGTTGGACAAGCACCTTTGAGGTAACCTGAAGCACCTAAGATATATTCATCTGTATTGGTTCTTGATTCTCTGTAGATATCCCATCCATCAAATCCACCAGCAAAACATATTGTGAATTTTCTAGCAAAGATTCTATAGTAAGGGTTTGTAGGAGAGGTAGGTTCAGAGTTGAAACTTGCAACACCAACTTCGAAAGCTGATTGACCACTTGTCATAAACGTATTTGCAATTTCCACAACAGTTGCGCCTGAGTCCATGTGGAAACCTTTTGTTCTATAATTGAAAGGTGTCTCAACATTTGTATCACAATGATCAGAAATATTTTGATACCCTTTAAACTGTAAAAGCGATTCATCAATACCTAATGTATTTGAGAAACCTAAAAATGTTCTTCTAACATTATCACCCGAACTTGTAACAACATTTGAACCACCATTTGTCGTACCAAAAGGAGGATTGTAAATTACTTGACCAGGGAAATAGTAAGCTGTTTTATAAATCGGTATAGGTGATTGATTATTTCCTGAATAATCTCTCATATTATATCCTTCGAATCCACAAGGAAGTGCATCAATAGGATATTCTTCTGAGAGCTCAACCATAATGTATGCCGAATTCAAAGGATACTCACCATCAGACGATCCAATCTTTTTAGCAACAAATGAGTTAGATGCTGGATCCATAGTACAGTTCGTGAATTTTTCAAGAACCACAGGATTAGCATCAGTATCGAAGAAAGATCTAACCACGATATCAAATGTCGAGTTGTTGAACGACATGTTCATGATAGAAATTTTTACCTGTGTATTTGCTGCGTCTCCGTCAGAAATAGAAACAAACTTGAATAGATTGTAAACTTTATTACCTCTAAGTTCCGAAACCACATACGGTGTTGTTGGACTTTGATATTCAAATAAGTTATTTGCGATTGAAGAAATATTTCCACCTCGTGCTTCAGGAAGTGATACGAAGTCTGGAACAATACCACGGATATAACCGTTATTGTATGACCAGTTCAACATTGTTTGATATATCTCCTCAACAAAGACGGGGATATCCAACCTCGACTTAGAAAAGTTAGAAACACTTAATACTTTGGTTATGTATTCGGAATCGGAAGATTGGAATGATGTTTCGATTGAGAAAACATCACCTTCATATGTCTCACCTGTTATCGCGAATGTTGCATACGGGTTTGAAGTTAGACCTGAGTATGACCCAGAGGTGTCCAAACCAAGATCTGTTGAGCCTGTTACTTGATATCTCGGGCCTGCTGTGGTCGCGTTATAAAGAGATATACCTCTTGACCTCAAAGTAGCGACAACTAAGTTGTCGTACTCAGAGAAAGACGTACCTGAATAGGTATAAATAGTTCCACTCATAGCACCTGAAAAAATTTCATATGTTGCTGAAGTTCCACCAGTTACTTTTGAACAGTAGGTTAAGAATGAATACCCTGTGTAACTATTTGTTGTAAGATCTGGTTTGTCAAATGTTGCATAATACCACTCATCATTTGTCTCTGCTGAGTATACTATGGTTGAATTATCCACATCACTACAATCAAACACGTTTTCTACAGTGTATGAAGATGGATCAAAATCAGATGTATCAATAGCCCCGTACACATACAAACTATCTCCTGAAGTAGCACCCGAGGCATTAGCAATACCCATAATTTGAGATTCAATATCCTCTCTCAAAGAAGAGACAGAACCGTCGTTCTGAGTGTAAGGTATATCAAGAGTATCGAAGATAATGTCTGGTACTGTTGACCCTGTCGGCGATGTAGACGCGAGCTGAGTTATTGTAATTGTTCCACCACTGTTACCTGAGAAGGTGAAAGCGAAGTCAACAGGAGATCCCGAAGTTCCAATTGTTGATTGATCGACATTAGCTATTGTTGTGAAAGACCAAGAGGGTCCCGCATCATATCCTGATAGACCAAGAACTCTTGTCACGAACAATTGGTTCGATTGTTGAAGATACGACTTAGCGATGTAAGCCGCTTCATATTTAGGTATTTGAGTGTTAACAAATTTCTCGGGGGACGTTGGACCAAAAAGAGCTTGGAACTGATCGAAACTTGTTATAAAAATTGGTTCGAAGGCTGGACCAGTCAAGGTTTCACCAACGATACCTAAAGTGGTTACTCCCACACTCTGAGATATGAATGATAAATCAGTCTCTCTGGTGTAAACACCAGGTGATACGAATACTTTTTGTGCTGTTGCCATTATTAAAAGGTTCTAGTTGAATTTATTTTATTCATAAATATTAAATTAAAGACAAAAATCTTTGTTCCTGAATATGTATTTGTAAATCAGGATATTTAATTCTGCCTTTTTTCTGCCTATGAAAACACCCCCTAAATCGAACAAAGAGATAAAGAATATAAAAATCTCAATAGAGTCTCACGAAAGATTGAGAAGATACTGTGATAAGAGGGGTTTGAAAATTTACAAATTCTTGGAAAACCTCATAATGGAGAGATGCAAAGAAAAGACTGACCTTTACGGCGAGGATTAGAGTAGTTTAGCAATATACTCCAAAGATGACACTGCAGATGCGTCCTCAGGTATTATCTCGAATCTTACCGTATCTCCTGATGTGATTTGAATTGTGGAAACATCTTGACCATAATAATAGTCATTCAGGTAGACATCCCAAGTTTCAAGGTTTATTTTACTATTAAAATTTAGATTCGCAGTGTATTTGAAATTCTCAGTATATCCTGTTTCACCGACACTAAAATTAAAAGTCAGAGGAAATTCTGTTGCGTTCTCTGGATATATCTTTTTTGGCTTTCTTCTTTTGAAATTACTTGTTTCTATAAGTTGGACCGTTCTTGAAATTGCTGGTTTTACCTGAAATTCTTCCTCATCTATTAAGAATCCCATCATTAAAAAATCATAATTTTGAATATAATATTTTCTCTTGTCTAATTCTAAGACAGACTCATTAGAAACGTTCTGTAATATGATTGGAACAAAATGTCCTTTTACAAAAGTATAAGCCTGACGAGAAGCAAACTTCTGCATTACAATCTTATTTAGTTGGTTCAACTCACGCATCCTATTACACATAAACTTTAGACTATAAATTATATCAACTGGCACTGGTTGAGGTATAGTGTATATGTCAATTCCTTTCCTTTGACCGTCCCACGTTGGGACTGTTGCAAAATAATACTGTCTTCTGTTCGGTATATTGTAAATAAGTGATGGATTTGATCCGTATTTGACATCTGGATTTCTAACAACAGTCATGAAAGGAACCTTGACGTTTTTATCTAAATCACTAAAGTTCCAAGTCTCAGTAAACTGTGACCAATTCTGAGTTGTAATTATAATATCAACAACTGGCACCACCTTTCCTGATGTTACAGTCTCAAGATCTTTCTTCACAAAATCTAACATACCTCTATCCAAATCAGCGTGTAAAACAGACTTGGGTAAAAAAGTACCATCTCTTGTAATGTAATCCAAAAGCTGTTCCCTACGAGCTAAAAGCTCTTTCTGAGGTACTAAATCAATTTTCTTTTTTACTTGTTTGGGAAACGGCATTTATGGTTCTATTAAATGGATTTTATTTTTAGCGTTAATCAAAGCAACTTCTGATGCGTGATATATTGGCTCTTGTGTAGATTTGATTACAAAAGAATCATTAATGTATGGGTCATATGAAATAATTTCCGATTGGTCCATGTTTGGAATATTTTCACAATTTTGCACACAATAATCCTCGATTGTCCCAATCACAAATGCATGAACGTTTTTTGATTTATCTTTTCTTACTCTCTCCCTACCACCTTTTCTCACACGAAACTCAACGTCATACAAATAAACGTAATCGGCGTGTAAGACAACAATACCATTTTTTTGAACCGAGAACGTATGTTTGTGTAAATTATAGTAAACCATAACTTTTTGACCAAGTATGTTGTCACGGAGCAAAGACTCTTGTGATTCTGAAATTAAATAAATCATAAACCTCTGAACTCGTTATCGTTTACATAAGTGGCAACTATTGTTCTGTAGAACGGCTTGTAACCACCATAAGTGTGTTTATTGTCTGAGTTAACCCTTCCATCATCAACAACACTATAATATCTGACTCTATTTTCAGTCTCATAATATCCTATGTAGTCTCCAAAATCTATAGAGATCTCTAAATCGTCCAAGGTCTTTTGATAAACTGAAATCTGAATATTTCCCGGTTCAGATTGCGTAATTCTTGACCCACCCAGCATCGTGTTTGTTGGTATAAGAACCTTAACATATCCCTTAAACTCAACGGGAGGTAAGAATTGAATACCGTCTTGTAGAGCTTCTCCGTATACGTCATCTGTCTTTGTCTTTTTCTTATCAACCTTGTATAACACCAAAGTAAAATTCATGTCACCTTCCAACCACTCTTCACCCATACCGATATCAAGTGCGTAGTCTTCTCCACCAAAGAACTTACCTAACCTTGTAATTGGGACCTGTCTTTCCATTGTTGATAAATACATCGGAAAGAATTATATTTGTTTTCAAAAATGATATGAAAATAAACCCACCAACCAAAATATACTTGAATAATAGTCAAATACATGGTTTAGGTGTGA